TTCGCCGCCATCTTTGTCCCTAACTATTATATAAAAGTCAACCCAATATCTATGAGGTCTATGATCAAGNGGGCTATAATAAACTATTCCAACTGGTTCACTTGCATATTTAAGAATAGTTGGGCTTAAATCACACCATTGTAAAAATTTGAATTCCCAAGAACTTCTGAATATAATTTGATTAATATCACCCATGTATTTGTCTGGGTTTACTGGTCGAAAATATCCCTGTCTAGGTCGNTTTTCGCCATTTCTAGGTTTCAGAAAGGATTTTATGCCTTTATCTTCTNGNGGCTTCACAAGAATATTTATAAATACATAAGATCGTATATGCTCGTGCTAAAGTATTGTTCAATTAAGATATTAAGATCAGAAACCGTATAGATTGAATTTCTAGCAACAATAAAATTAAAAATGTCGTTAATGTCCTTTATTTCGGATAATTTAATATAGTCTGAGTTATTGTGACATAATTTTTTAAGATCTGCAATAAGTTTGTTCCATAANAGAATTGAATACCCCTGTTTTATTAAAGATATCATTTCCTCTTTTCCACCTTTATCTCTATCAAAAAGTATTCTGATCCCAGATTTTGCTCCAAGCGAAGATATTATACTTCTAGCTTTAGTAACACCAGTAGTAGCAATACAATTTTTTATAAAAAGTGAATCGAATTGACCTTCAGTTAAACAAATAGGTTTAGTAAAATCAACATTTAGAATATTAAAATAGTTATTCAAATAATTCGCATCATCTACTAGATCTTTATCAATCTCTTTTTGTACAAATATGTTAGCTAAATCTGTATATGATTTAATTATGTACTTGCGTTCAGCATTTGGATCAAGACTCCTCATAGAAAACCCTAGGAGCTTACCAGAGCGTCTATCAAAATTAAAGATAAGTATTTTATTATCTGAAGAATCCGAATAGAGAACATCACCATAATCACAGATACGATCTAAATTTCGTTTATGAATGTATTCCTTTGCTTTCGTATTATTTTCAGATAAGTCTAATCTAATTAAATTAAATCGGTTAATGACTTCTGATATAGTTATGAGTTCAGTAGTATCTGATGTTAAAAATCTAAGTAATGGGTTTTCTGTTCGTTTAATACGAACTGGTTTATAATCAACATCTGCTATAAAACTAGGTAAGAGTAATCCATGCTCTCTACTTAATTTGGCAACAAATTCACTAAGTGACATATATGCCATGCACCCATCATTAAAGCACTTATATGCTTCACTATCAAAATAAAGATTTCCTCGTTTTTTTGATGATTTTTTATGAGAGTCTCCGCAAATTGGACAAGCAAAATTTAGCTTACGATCATTAGAATCATCGATTTTTTGCTTTTCAAAATCATCGTGAAACCGTTTGGTTAGAACGAGCTTAACAAATTGTACTATCTCTTCTCTTTGCATTATTCAATGCCTTTCTGTAATTCGGTTTCGCGTTCGGCTAGTTCCTCTTCTGTATAGGCAGTTGTCAATTTCTTCTCTAAGATCTTCATAACTCTAGNGTATGCAGATTTTGTAGGTATTCCAGTATTCGCCTCTTTGTTTTTAGATTTTGATTTTACCCAGTTGTCTGTGCTCCAAGACTGTTCCCAGCCATTTGCCATTAATACAGTTGCCATTGTTTCGTATGGAATTGCAAATGGATCTTCTACAATTATACCTAGTTTTTTTGCGATACGCTCACGGTATTTTTGAAGTTCTCCTTTAGGTACGATAACGCCAGTAAGTCCAAATTTAGTAATTGAAGAAATATAAGTAGGGAATAANTCAGGCGGTATTGTTAAATCAGNATTACCAATAAACTGTTGACATGATTCTGGGATTTCTTCATATTCAAGAGTTTCAGAATTAACAATATATAGTGGAAACATATCTTCTTGAGTAAGAACCTTTGACCTACTTCTGGATTTAACAATATCAATATGTCTTGCTAATTTAGAATTAAGTGCAGAAAATCCCATTGCAATTAATAATTTATTAATTGGTTCAACAATAAGTCTAAAAAACTGTTGTTCTCGATTAATTGGCAATGCAAAATCTGGAAAAAATCCTGGTGAATATGCAAATACATCAAAATCATATGGATTTGCATCTGTATAGTAAAATTTAATTTTTGAACCTCCTCTAATCAATGCATACTTTTGGTTATTTGTTTTCTTTATAACATGATTATGATAAGCTGACGCTCTTCCATAAATCGGCATGCCTTTTTCAATAACTAATGGATTTAAACTACGTAAATGTTCTTCATACACACGTACTGAAAAATTGAAAGCAATGTCATCTATCGATAGTGAATCCATTTCANNTTTCATAGTTTGCATCACTGGAATAAGATCCTTTTCTAAATCAAGGTCATATCCTTTATCTAAGAGAATCCAATATATTTCNTGAAGGTGNTTTCTTGCCCATATTGGGTATGATGCTTGAATTGCTTCTAGCCCCTTAATCATTAGATATCGTTTTGCTAATAACTTGGTGCCCTTTGATGCAACCTCCAATACATATTTTTTCTTAGCTACAAAAATACCAGCACGAGAAATATTTTCCAATTCAAAATTTTGACGATTTTTTGTATGAAAATGTTGAGCATATTTTTCAAAACACTTTTCAAAATAACCGTGCAAACGATATTGATTGATATCTAGACAAAACTGTAGGGCCTCTTCGTCATTTAACTGTATATCGTTTTGAATAGAATTGATTGCATATTCAATACATGAATATACTGAATCAGTGTCAGTATAAATTGCCGATTCTCTATCAATTTTACGAATTTTAGTTGTATCAATTCCTAATTTTTCATGAAGTTCTTTATCCAAATGCCACATATTTAAAAAATAGTGGTTTATTGCTTTAATAGAAAACTTGATAAGATCTTGACCTTGCAATGTAATAGATTGAGCAATATCATTATTATGAAAATAGAAATAACGATTACCGAATGCACCGTAAAAAGAGTTGATTAAAATCTTTATTGCATTCTGTTTTAAGTCCAATGACTTAATTTTTTGATCTAGGGTTTGGCTCATAATACATATTTTATAATTAAACGCAATTTAAGTTTCATGCATACTAAATAAATAATAAGAAAAATAACTTCTGTGATTCAGTCAGTAAGTAAAAGCGACTATCTCGTAAAACGAAAATATCCATTTTTGGAAAATTTTCCGTTTAATGAATTTAGTATAGAAGCAATTGGCTTTAATAAATCATCGTATGATGATGACTATACAGCAGCAGTGCCGACCCAATTGATTAAATTTCTCTACGAAAAGGGTAAAAGTTCAATGACAATATTCGTATTTGAACAGGAATTATCATGGATTAATGAAGTATCTGCAAAAATAACTGACCTTAATAAAATTNCAAAGATAATCGATTCGTCAATTAAATCTAATGATCTATTANGTAAACGAAATGGTTTACGTCATGCTGAAGATTGGTGTGCTCAATTACAAGACAGTAGATCTAGGCTTAGTTATTCAACATCTGGCGAAATCCTTACAAAATTAGTAGACAATAATGACCAGCTAGTATCAATAATTAATAAAATTGTTAAATTAAGTATAGGAGTTGGTTTAGTTGGCTTATCTGAAAAAGAATATCGAATCATTTTAACATATTATCAATTTCAATTAATCTATGCAAAATTATTACTAGGAATAGTAATTGCTTCAAAAATATCGCTTTAGAGTATGGACACTTTACAAATTGATTCTTTTCTTGAATACATTACCATCGTTGAAGAAGGTTCTGAACAATTTTCTCAAGAACAAGTTAAAAAACTTGAATTAATAAGAACAAAGGTTGGTGAAATAGTTAAACGAACAATAGCACCAACCCCACCTCCTATAAGCAAAGTACAGTCTCAAATACCACAAAACCAACCGCAGCATATGGTAGTTACTGAAAAATTAATTCAGTCTTTTACTGAATATGTGAAAACTGACAAATAAGTATTAATTTGGCAACTATTAAAAGGTATATTAATGAATGAAAAAATTTATTATGGATTTTCCTAGTTTTGTGAATGAAGGCATGCAAAATGCTGATAAGTCAGTAGCTAAAAGACACGCTTCTTTATTTGATGATTTTAAATTTGAAAAGGAAGCATTGATTTTAATTAAAAAACTTGAAAGTCTGTGGAATGAACTAAGCAAAAAATATTCGTTTAATTTATATAGTCCACAAGTAAAATTTGATCATTTTGTTATTTCAGAAAATATTGACTTCGATCCACAAAAAGAAAAAATCATTGAAATTCTTAATGTTGGTAACTTAGGAGATGAGGAAATCTCACGAATTTGGAATAGATGGTTTAGGGATCAAAGCGATTTAATATTAGATACAGTACATAGTAGACATATCGTAAATATACAGTGGGGAGATAGGGATCGACAAGTAGTATTAATACAACCAAGTTTTAATATTGATGATATTAATGTGGATACTGAAGAACTTTGTGAATTTTATAAACGAGAAAAAGATTTTCTGTTGACAATAATTGACATTGAAACACTTAAACAATATGCAAATAATGATGATTATGATACAATGCTTAATACTGGAATGGTACATGATATTGATGAATTCAGGACTTTAAAAAGCTCATTAGAAAGAGTTATAAGTTCATTAACTGAACAATATGAAGAAATACAATCATTGCAAACACAATTGAATGATATTCTTACTAGAGTTTCAGAGTTTAAAACGAATGGTTTACAATGGTTTTACGAATATTTAGAAGAAGAACCAGATGATGCATTAGATGCAATTCAATAAAAGTATTGACTAGTAAATGAAAAAGTTTATTATGGATTTTCCTAGTTTTGTGAATGAAACTGTACAAAACGAGCAACCAAAGATACTTAGAGAGTATTCAGGTTTAGTTGTTACATTTGAGTTTGAAAAAGAACTTGTTGAATTGATTGATACNGTTGAAAATAAATGGCGTAAATTAGCNAAGACTTATAATTGGGGTACACACGAATCTGAAGATTATCAAAGTTTTGCATTTAATATGAACATCATACATCAACCAGATTTTAACACTAGCATAAATATTATTAAGTCAGATGAATATTTAACAGAATCTGGTCTTACTCAATTGTTTCATCAATGGTTAATAAAACATTTTGACATATTAATAGGATCGTTAGCGAACAAGGCACCATTATTTGGAAAGGTTTACTATGAAGGAAGACAACCCGACGCTAAAACATTATTACTAATAGCACCAAAACAGCATAAACCAGAAATAGATTTTGAGATAATCAGACATAAATGTAACCAGTATATGATAAGAAAAGTTGTTATTTTTAAGGACGTAGATGATATTGAAATGCTTAAAAAATACGAAATGGATATAGATTATCGTAATATGGTTGATATGGGGATGGTATCTGATAGTGAATCGTTAATAGAGTTAAAAGCAGCTATGCGACCACTAGTTCTTAAATTACAAGAAATAATAGATGGCTATACTATGATTGAAGAAACATTACCGCTTATTAAAAAATGGAGTATATCCTTTTCAAAGAAGGCATTACCTAATTTTTATAAGTACTTAGCAAGATTAGGAGAAAAAGAAATTATTGACGAAATTTACTAAGATCAAATTCGCGTTTTGATACTTGGAATTCTTGATCACGATAGATTTTTTCACGAACCTTTCCGTGTTTTATCATATATCCAGAAAGATTGTCAATTAAATCAAGTATTGTAATTTTATGTTTACCAATAAGTTTACGCATGCCTCGGCCTATTGATTGTCTAACTGTTATTTCAGATTTATAACTTTCTGCAAAGATAATATAGTTAATGTTTTTTAAGTTAATACCAGTTGAAAATGTACCAAACGAAGCAACTAGCACTACACCAGCTCCAGATTCCATAATCTCTCGATATTCAGTACGGTCGTCATCTTTTACCCCACCGTCAATATAGTAAACTTTATTATTAGTTTCGAGTATTTTATCTTGAATTCTCTGGCCGTATAAATCTTTGACATTTGTAAATAAAACCATTTTATTACCTGGCAATTTTTCACATAATCTAGCTATGAAATTTATACGAGGTTCATATGAAACAATGAACTGTTTCTCCATGTCATATAATTCTTTACCTGGAGCACCCTTACTCTCTTTTAATGCAATATATTTTTGTACAAAGGGTTCATCAATTGGNTAGTTAAGNGTCAACATATTCACTAAAACATTAACNGAATAATCATTATCCATTAAAAATTTAGCTTTAACTACCATACTTAATGGACCCAAATACTCTTGTATTTTAAACAAATCTGAAAACTGGTCTTCTATTTGGATAGTACCAGATAAACCCAATTTGTATTCTGCATTGGTACTCGCAAGTAACATATCTCTAACAGATGATCCTCTGCTTGTGTGAGCTTCATCAATACATATGACACTAAAATTCTTAAATCTATCAAGCCTAATTTGAGATTCTTCTTTATTATCTTGTTTCTTTTGTTTAGCTAATTTGTTATTGGCAGCTTTAAGTTTTTTACTTACCTTTTTGTTGATTATTAAACTTTGATATGTTGATATAACTAATTCACAATCAGCAAATTGCTCTTCTGAAAATTTGTTTTTTCCACCAACTCTAAGAATATTCCATGGGACTAATCCAGTTTGATATTCCTTTTCGAAAGCAATAGCGGTTTGTTCGACTAATGAAATTTTTGGAACAATTAGTATTGCCTTTTTTTCTTTGTTGATGATGCCTTTCCTTTTAAGAAAAGACAAATACGCAAAAAAGATTAGAGTTTTACCAGCAGATGTCGCTAATTCTTGTGAGCAAAATTTGTATTTTAAACCTCTGTGTATTGCTTCTAACTGATAATCATATGCTTCTATTTGTGGAGTAGTACCATCTAGTAAAACAGATACAAACTTATCGGATTTCTCTTTAGTAAAATCGAGATTCAGTAAATTATCAATTCCTTTAATATCAATGTCATACTCATATTTGTCACCAAAATTTATAAGTTCTCTCCACAATCCAATACCTATACGATTATCGTGATCAATAAATCGATCATACCCGTCCCATATTTTCTTTTTATATAGTGGGTCATGAAAATATCCAGCACGGCGTTTTTTAAAATATAATTGGAGATCTTTTAATTCACCCCTACTATCATGGTGTATTAATCGTAAATGCAATCTATCTTCAGCCAATTCAAATACTAGCAATATAATTAGATAATTTTAGTTTCCATCAAGAAGTTTTTGTGCAGTAATTCGATCTTTAATACCAAAAAGAACCGAGTCAACNGTTTTTATAGATTCAGAATAAAATTCNATTTGATATTCTAATTGTTCTAATCGCTCTTTTAAAGCAGCAGTTTTTGCATCAACGATTGTTGTTTTTTCAGTTGGTTGATACCGAGTTTGCCCAATTTTAGAAATATCAATCCACTCAGCACCTTTTTGTTCACGAAATTTTTTCTTATATCGTGTAAAATGTTCTAATAAAGTATGAGTTTCTTCAAGAAGGCGTTGCCTCATACTTAAAAACGTAACCTGAATTTCAGGTATATTTTTAATTCCATGCAACAATTTAATGCCTTCATGAATCTCTTTAGAAAAAGTTGCGCGTTTTTCACGAAATACTTCTTCAATCGTCCGTTTTGGTAGTTCTTCTTCCATTAAACTATTTTACGTAGAAATGCATATAAGTTTTATGCAATAAAGGTATAATAGATGCCTTCTATCTGATAGAAATCACTTTGAAATTCATTAATNTGTGAACTTCCATAAATATTATTACCTAATGGATGNTGCTGACCATCTTTNTAAAAAACAGAAACTCTACCGTCATATAGGCATACAACAGAATCTAATTTATAATATGANAATGAACCCTTAACTATATTTTTAAAGTCGTCGAGTTTAATATTAGTACCTTCATTAGTAATAAAGATACTCGGGTATACTAACCTGATTCGATTTTCCATTTGAGATAGTGAAGTAATTGTCTGAATGACATAATTTAATTCACCAAATGAATCGAGATCATTGAGGAACTCGTTATACTGGTTAGATGACGTAAAATTGTAAATGGCAAAAGGTTTTTGCTGTTGAACGCAATCCCGAATAAGGTGATAGCGGTTTCCATCATATTCCCTAGATAATCGTAACGATCGGTTCATATTGTTGGTATATTATTGTAAACTACTGTATTATTTATTAGTAAAAGATTGGCAAGTATGAGAATTGGCAAATCGAACAATATCCAAATTTGGGTAGGTTTACGTTTTGGATATAGTGATAAGTATCACAATATTCAAGAAGTTAGAGAAATATGTGATAGATTTGTCAATGAAATTAAAGATTGTGTAACAATTACACAAACTGAATTTCGCTATGTGAATGGTTCTGAGCCCGGAGTAATAATTGGGTTTATTAATTACCTAAGATTTCAACGAACTCAAGAAGAACAATTAGCTAGAGCATTAATGCTAGCTGAACATTTACGAATTAGCTTACATCAAACCAGAGTATCAGTAACAACGCCGACTTTAACATATTTACTAGAAGATGAATAATCACATTAACATATTTGACTTCGATGAGACTCTTTATAGAGTTCCAGGTTTTACGTGTAGCGAAGCTACTGGGTTAAAGCCATATGACTGGTTCGATAGTCCTAAATCATTACAACCGCCAGTACATGTAATTCCAATTATTAACGTAATTGAAAATACTTGGAATAAAGAATCAAATAATTATTTGATAACTCATAGAGTACAAGCATGCAAATCAACAATACTTGAGCTTTTGGAAAAAAGCGGATGTGTGTTTTGTGATACTTATTTTTTAGGACGNGGTGAAGCTAANAGTATGAAAATTTTAGAGATACTCGATAAACACCCGAAAGCAAAATCATTAACCATTTATGAGGATTCATTATGGGAAATTATTCAATATGCACAAGTTCTTCAAGATGAAGCACCAAATCTTGAGATCAATTTTGTTTTTGTTGATAAAAGTAAAGTAATAAAATTGAGTTTAGCTTCAGTTATTCCTTTGTGTGATTACACAGATGTAGAAAAATTACGAATATTATGATATTATTCATTGAGGGCCCAAGAGCTTGTGGAAAAACGTATTTAATNAATGAATTGATTTCTTCGCTTGCCGTAAATTCTAATAAAAATATTGAATATTATAAGTTTTATTTCGCAAACCATATAAAGCTATTAAACCTCCAGCANATAAATAAGTCTCCGTCACTTCACTATTTTAGNTTAGGTAATATTATGACTATTTTGGAAATGAATTTACGTCCAGAATATAAAGACAAAATATGGATTTTTGATAGAGCTATTATATCTGCATATNCATGGGCAATATTAATGGAGCGTATGTCTAAAGCGGAAGCACATAGAGAGTATTCAATGCTTTTAGAATCAGATTTATATACAAATTGTAAAACATTAGTNATAGGGATTAATGAATCACGAGCAGAATATGACATATCTAGAAACAAAGATATATTCGATGGAGTACATTCAACAGAAGAAGAAATGTATCAGCTTGCAAATCTAGTAGAATTAGGAAAACCTTTTTTATCTGATAAATCAAAAAATAATTCACTGTCACTTATATCTAATACATTTGATCAGAAATCTAGAGATCTTTTTATTTATGAATGTAAAAAGCTTTTAGACCATCCTGCTTAATAAATAACAAAAATAGCAAAAAGCAAAATGTCTAGAAAGTTTACTAAAAATTTCGGTGAATTTGTAAATGAATCTACCCAATCTGAATTTAGAGGTTTACCACTATCTGAATTTATGCCACTATTTACAAAATTAGTGGAATTATGCCCAAATTTAGAAGAAGTTTCATATCCTGGCGATGAAGTTGGCCATCAATCACATGTGATTACTCTAAAAAGAAACGGTAAAANTGATGAACCNTATATGTCAACTAAAGATGGAGGTTTAGAACAAATGCAAAATGACCTAGTTGACATTGAAAAAGCTTATCAAAATAAAGAGGGNNATGATATTCCAACATTTTATGTATGGACAATCTATACTCGAGGATTAAAATATAATGAGCTAAGTGATAAACTGAAGGCGATTGGCGGATTACCAAGTCCTCAAGATATAAAACTTCCTGAGCTCAATCAATTACTAATGGTTAAACCAGAGATTGCAGAAGCAATTGTGCATATACANGTAACATTAGATTCAGCAAATAGACATGACTTTGCTAAAGCTATGAATAGCGGAGAATTTGGACCATTAGACTAATAAAATTAATTATATGGCAGGACTAGTACATTTAAAAGAAGCGTTAGATACACAAGGTAAAGAATTTGTGAATAACCTTCTCAATAAAACAGTAATCATTAATGAGAAGATGGCTGGTACATTTTTTGGTGTGCGTAAAGATCCAGATTCAAAAAAATTCAAATTTTTTAAGCGCAATAGTGATATTAGTTATGTAGATAGAGTACTGAGTCGTTATTTTGAACCAGCCATTG